GTTGATAGTTTCATAATCTCATTAATAAATTGATTGGTACTTTGCCATTTAATACAACACCACAAGCAATAGCAGGTTTCTTTCCTCTTTTACAATAAGCCATTGCATAACTGTCGTGGTTTATACCACAACCGACTTGCATACCAAAGATACGGAAGTTCTGCCCTACATAGTGTTCAATATAGCATTGTGTATGTAGGTGTCCTTGTACGGTGTTCATCATATCAGCACGACATTTAGTTCTTGCAGTTCCTGCTTCTCCGTGAATGTATTGTACTCCGTCAATTACTAATCTATCTACAAATTCCCAATTAGGTACTTCTAAAACATCTTTGTAGGACTTAATCCATTTAGAAGGTATTGCAGAAGTTTGTGCTTTTCGCATAATCATTCTGTCGTGATTGCCGATAATAACAGTAGCGTCAGGAAATGCTTTATACCACCTGCTTATTCTTTTAATAGCAAGTTCTAATTCGTCAGCACCCCCTAAACCGTCAGCGTCTGTTTCGTGATAGGAAGAATAGTGGTTGTCTATAATATCGCCAATAAAGACAACATCAGTACAACCCCAATAAATATATTGTTGTTTGCACCAATCTAAGTATTCATCTAAACAAAAAGGTTCGTGAAGGTCGCCAATAACCAAGACATTACGCTTAGCCATTCGCATACCTTCAATAACCTTTATTTCGTTAGGTTTTAACCTGTACCTATTATTTCTTCGCTTTTCCAAAATCTTGCATTCCTGTACCTAATATAAGGGCAATGATACTATACAGAATGTTTTGCGTTTGTGCAGCGTCAAGTCCAAATGTATCACTTAAAAGTTGTACAAGCACACCTGCAACTGCGTACCAAAACTTTTTTGACTTAATCATTTGTCCGATTAAAAATTCTTTTAACATAATATTTAGTTTTTGATTAATAAGCAAATTTATGGATTAGTAAAGCCAAATAACGCTTTTATCCTTTGAGTTATCAACATCACAATGTATAAATGTTTTGGCTATTCCTATACGATTAATTCCTACTTGTATAAGTGCGTTAATTATTAAATACCTTTCCCTACTTCCGTTGTAACCTATATCGGCTGCTAATCCTTTTAAGTGACTTGAACCAACTCTACCGCCTATTTTAAGATTGTGTTCTTGACATCTATAACCAGAATTTATTTTGAAAGGTATTTGTGCTATATGTCGTGCTTCGTCAAGTTTATGTAGAAAATCTATATCCATTTTCTTTCCTGATCCCACTTCGCAAGGACATTCAAATTCTGATAGATTAAAGTATCTTAAACTATCTACCTTGTCCGACATATTTCTTTTTGAATTTTGTTTGACTTTTAGAAGCGTTTTTAGAATGTGTGCCTTTACGCTTCTTATATTTCTTTTTACGATATGCAGAAACTTTAATCTTTGCCATTTCTTTTTATGTGGTGATACCATTTATTTAATGTATATCCTATCGTTATTAATAACAATATAATTTTTAGAAATAACTCTAAATTAGTGAATGTCGTTACGCTTAATATTGTTGCGTTTACCCCTACTACTTCTGCTATTTCCGTTGCTGCTTTTCTTATCGGCATTTTTCAAATATTTTTTTAATGCTACTTCGTTCTTTTCTTTTACCTTGTAATACTTTCTCATATATGTAAATCAGGTGTTAAGAAATCGTCTAATGTTATACCTCTTTGTCTTTGTCTGTCAAACTCTAAATTAATTCCTGAATAATAAGCGTCACTATCAGGTGTAATGTCTGCACCACTTGAAGTTGAATATTCAGGGTAACTTGAAGTGTTGTTTTTTATGTAATCAATTAATCGTTGTGTATAGAACTCAGCAGTATTTCTTATTTCTTCCCTTAGGTGTTGTGCTTCTTCTGTGCTTAAAGCCGTACCTGTTTCGCTTGTCTTTGAATAGATATTTCCGTTTGATACTTTGAACCTTAAAAACGGCAGGCATTCGTAAAAAGCAAAATGTACAAGAGCATCTTGAATATAATCATCTACGAGTGTTTGATAAGCACCTGTTAAATTACCTGCTGTAATTTTAGTTTGTAATGCTTCAAATAAGTCCGTTCCTAATTTGGTTTCAATATACTTCTTTTGTGCAACCTTTATATAAGGGAGCATAAATTCCATATCTACATTGCCACCGATAGCCGTGCTATCTTTTAGTTTGTTTTCTGATATAAAAAGTACATATGCCATTATCTTACTTTTTTATTAATTCTACCTGCTTCTCTTTCGCTTCTATTCAAAGGTGGTACTCCTGCGTCAGCAGGCACATAACCTTTGTTTCTCGGTTTATAGTTTTTTAATTCTTTTGGTAAATAATCACCTTTTTGATATACCTTACCATTTATAGTCATATTTCGTGGTGCTTTCTTTAATACATATAGTCGCCTTAACCAATAGTGTCGGCAGTTGTATGAACCCTTAAACCTAAATATGTTGTAACTACCAAATTCAGTATTTCTCATTCCTGTTATATCTTCTCTTGCAAACAAACTGTTATAATGATTGTTCCATAATGTTTTGCAAAATTCCCTTGTATTTGTTTTAGGTGTTCCACCTCTATACACATATCTTATCTTAAATAATGCTCTATCTTTATTTGCTTTTCCTTCTTTTCCTGTTGGGTTAGGTATTGTAGTTTCAAATTCGTAATTATGATTTTCGTCTTGTGCTTTTTCTTCGTCAATTAATTGGTAATCATCTTCTATACTAACTTCATCTTCTAATTCTAAACTGTCAATGTAATCTAATATTTCTTTGTCAGTAGGTGTTTCACTTTCTTTTGACAAACAACATTCTTTTAAGTTTTTTATTTCTGCGTGTGTTTCACAAGGCATATACAAAGTTTTGCCGTCTTGTGTATGTTCGTGATAACCTTTACAACCTATCCTTTCTGCTTCGGCTTCTGCTTCTTCTATTGTATCGTATAAAGGCATTTCAACTCCGTCAGTAACCATACTACCTACTTTTGCAAATTCTTCGTTTGCAACTTCTTCGTCTATTTCTAATGGGTCTAACCCTAATTCACCTCTTAATTCGTCTTTCGTCATTACATCTTTAAGGGTTTCGTTATCAAACTTAGTTGTAACAGGTGTGAATTGAATTATAGATACAGGAAGGTTTATATTATTTACTTCAAATATCTTAGTCAATACTTTTAAGATATGTGATTGAAACGGCTTTACAACTGCATTAAGGTATATTTCAAATGCTTGATTAAGTTCGTCAGCGTTGTTTCCAAGCCCTGTATTGTCTTTAATTCCTAAAAGCATAGGTGAAGTTACCCTATGACCTGTAAGTATGTTAGAAGTCAGTAATTCCTGCAAAGCCAAATACTGCTTGTCTGCGTTTGATACGCTTATAGGTGTTATAGTAGGTTCTCTATCTTTACTATCTGAGAAACTTAGCACAAATTTCCCTGCTTGTGCAGCACCTGAGAATTTATCTGCTATTTGTCTTTCGACTTGTACTCGTTCCTCTCTTGTTGGGACTCCATTATTCATAGAAATAAAGTAACTCCCCATAAATGAATGTTTTATATTAGATAAATGATATTCACTTACATATTGGTCGATTAACGCCCAATTAGTACAACCTGAATAGTCAGGCGTTCCGTATAGTTGCATATTAGGACTATACAAAGCAGAATAAAGTATTTGGTTAGGTTCTGTTCTGTCTTTTAAGTTAAAGGCAGCAACAGGTTGTGGTTTGTTATTTTTCTGTCGTGGGTTTGCCCAATCAGAACTTACATAATAAGTATCTACAACACCCATTTCGTTAGGTACTCCACTACGAATTTTCTCTACTCCTATATGATGTATTTCTGATATTTCTGTTCTGTCCTTCGACCAAATTATATTAAGTGCAAATGCACCGTGTAATTTTAAGTCAAATGCTATTTTAGTCATTACTTCGTGCAATGTTTCTTTTGAGTTAGCAGCAGCAATAAACTTTTTTAATTTAACTAATGATTCTAAGTTAGTTTCATCTTCTATTTGTAAACCCTGCCCTGCTATCATAGCCGCAGTTTGATTAATAATTGCAGCGTGGGTAGATGAGTTGTAATAAAGGTCTATTAGAAATTGTGGATATTGGTTTTTATATTCTTCTGTTCCAAACTCAATCCAATCTTTGCCGTATGCTTCTTTTATTATAGGTGAAGTTTGCGCTTCTAAATTTACAAGCCCTAAGTTTTCTAAAATGTTATTCTTCTTCTTCATTCCATTCGGTGTTATTTATTAATTCAAGAAGTTCGTCATTTGTGTAAGTTGTAGCAAAAGCAAAATAATCAGGTGTTTCATAAAAAGATACTATTGCTTTTGTTCCGTCTAAACTTCTTCTTGCAGTTTCTTTTGAAGTAGTAGCCAATTCGTCAAAGTTCAAATTATCTAATTCGCTTGTACCTATAATAATATATTTTCTCATAATTAAGGTGTGTCTGTTGAATAAGTTGGTGAATTTACAAAATCTCCACTTGATGCTTGCCCTGAACTATCTACAATTTCACCAATAGCAGTATTACCTTCTTGAAATTTGAAATACCCTTTCAAACCTGACATTCCTGTTAAGTCAAAAGGAACACCACCATTGTATAAAGTAGTTGCTGAAACAACACTATCAAAAATTGCCAAGTCGCAAAATTCACCTTTTGCAAAACCTGTACCTGAACCTGTATTTCGTCCTATATCACAATTGTCTAATGCAGCGTCAAAGGCAGTAATTGTTTGGTCGTTTTTTGTGTTTTTAAGAACTCCGTTCATATATATTTTAACTTCATTTGCCGAAGTGTCATAAGTACCCACAAAATGTTTCCAACCCTGTCCTTTAATTTCGGTGTTACCATTTACAATTTGCGCAGTTCTTGTACCACCTGAACCTTTGTAAGTCATTCTTAATTCGTTAGAAGAATTGTGGTACATCATTTGTATTATATTATCAGATGCTGATTCTGAACCTGATTGCGCCCTAAATATAAAAGCAGATGATGTAAGAGAAGGTATTTTAGCCCAAACTGAAATTGTACCTGTATTAACACCACATTTTCCTGCTAATGCATCTACTTCTATATATTGTGTAGAGCCGTTAAACTCTATACTATAATCGTTGGCATAAACACCACTATTTGAAGTTACTCCTAACTTCATTATTCGCCTGTTTTTTCATCGTGTTCTGTGTAACCTATTGCAACTCCTGATGTTAATGTTATAGCCGTAATACGCCCATAAATAACAGTACCAGCAGGTATAGTTGTATGCAAAGCACTTTCGCCTGTGTGGTTAGCCATAGTGATTGCACTAATTACACTTGTAGTTACAAAATGTACACAATAGTAATCTTTACTTGTTTGTGCTTCTGTTGTAAAAACAACTCCTTTGCCTTTTCCTAATTGTTCTCTTAATAAAATGTTATTACTGTCTATTAAACTCATATCTTAATTTTTTAATTTGTCCAAATATAATTCGTTCCACTCGGTTCAGGATGTTGCGTATATGTTATTTGTTCTGAACCTGCCGTTTCTGTTACATATAATTTTCCTGTTTCTACTAACCCTTGCACAATCCCATTACCACTATCTGCTTCTAATACTGTTGTTTCGTTTGGTGGTGCTGTGTCTGTTGTTAAAGATACTGTACCTACCCAACTAACCTCGTATATTTCATATTTCCAATATCCAAACGGCTTGAAGTTTACTGCACCTGTATATACATTTTCAGTTGTGTTATGTGATACTGCTGCTTTTGTATAACGCTGATATGTTCTTATATTGTCGTTGTGGTCTAAACTTTGTCCGTAAGCATATTTAACAACTTTACTCATATCATTTGTAAACTTAAACAATAATCTAATCTTACTTGTTGCAACAGAAGTGTTGATACGCTTTTCTTCTGTTGTAACATAAAAAGTACCTGTTGAGCCGTAAGTTATGTGTAACATATAGTATAATAGAAAAACTTTGCAAATATTTGTATTTTGTTAAAACCTGTTTTAAGTCTGTTTTTCTTTAATTTAAGCAATCTTCTACTTTCTGTAATATACTACTATTAAAAAGTTTAGTTCTTTAATTAAGTGCAATTTACTAGGTTAAGAAATTTCGTTAAATTTTTTGTATAATAATATTATGTTAAATAGAAAAATAACAAAAAGGGGTACTTCCGTACCCCCTAATGTTTATGAAAACAAAGTTAAAAACTTTGAGAAGTTTATTTATTTAACTCGTTACAACTGCGTTGAATGTGAATGCTCCGTTATCAAATGGTGTTGTTGTGTAATCTGCGACAACTTGCATCGGATTTGGCTCTTGTCCCTCAAAAGTCCAAGTATAACCTGATAAATCTCCTAATGCTGCACCTGATTGATTAGTACCTGCTGATAATTCCATTCCGTTATCTAACCCCATAGCGATAATCTTATTTTTACCACCTGCTGAAAGTTGATTAAGTTCTGCGAAAATAACCATTCTTTGTTGTGCAAGTAATTTGATTTCGTTTTGATCTTCTTTTGTTAAGTCGTGTAAGATAACATTTGCAGAATGTGTATAAAATACAGTTCCGTTCTCACTTGAAGCGTTTACAGTTTCCGTTATAGAACCTGTACCTCTTTTCAAAGTGTATTTGTAAATGTCATCACCACTTCCTAAATCCAAATCCGTCAATTCACCACTTGCAGTAGTAAATGAAGTTAATTCGTCGTGTTGAACTAAATAAATAGCCTTGATTCCTCCGATGCCGTCACGACATGTGATATTTCTGCCCTTAGTTAAATTACAAGCCATTTTTTTTAGTTTTTAGAGTTAATATTATGATTGGTAAACAAAGTCGCTATCAACACCAACTGCAACACCTGCCGTCCATCTTGATACCATTCTTACATTTTGACTTCCGTCCAAGTCAGCCATATCAAGAACTTTTACTTCGTTGTAATCCATATCTAATGCAGTAGAAGTACCGAAGAAGATATTAGATTTTGTACCTGCATACATTACATTGTCAGCAAGTCCACTTACAACTGCAATCTTGATACCTTCAAACTCAGGAGTATATTGCCCCATATGGTTGAAAGGGAAAGCAGATAAAGCAGAAATAGCAGAAATGTAAAATCTGTATGTCTTTTTGTTCATATAAATATATAAGTCGTCTTTCATATAAACCGCAGCAGGAATATCAGCAACTAATGTACCTAAGTTTGCGATAATGTTTGCAGCAGTATAAGCAGCAGAAGCACTTGAAGTAGTCATACTACCTGAATGTGAAGTAGTGATTCCGTTGAATTGCCCACTTGTAGAAGTGTTACCTGCCCAAAAAGCACCTTCTATACTATCAGCAATTACACCTGCTGAGTAAGACATAGCAAATGCTACAAAATCGTCCTCTTGTGCGTAACTCCAATCGCTTAAAAGTGTTTTTCGACAAATGTCTTGATTAATTTGAAACTGCTCAACTTCTAATACATTTTCTGTAAGAGTTAAAGCAGAAGATTGCTCATCAAATCCGCAAGTAGCGTCTTTAACAAGATTAGTGTTTGCTAAGGTATTGATAACTTCTTTGTAATTTACTGCATCTCTTACAGTAGCATACTCCAAACTATCAGCACCTCTTAAAGCGGCATTTATGTAGGCTCCTGCGTGTTTCCCTGCATAAGTGCTTGATGTGATTGTTAGTCCCATTTTTTTTAATTTTTAAGTTTATTATTTATTTTTTATATTATACCAATATTTCTCTTTCTTAGTCATTTTTCTGTATTCGTCTTTTGAAAGAGTTTCTTTTTTAACTTCGTTAAATTTAGAAGTTTTAACAGGTGCAGTAGCAGGTTCTTTTGAAAGTTTTTCTACTTCTTTGCTTAGTTCTGCTTTTTCTGTTTCAAGTTCTTCATTTAACCCTTTCATTTCGTTAAGTTCAGCGTCTAATCTTGCAATGTCGGTTTTAACTTCTTCTAAAAGTTCTTTTATTACTGAACCAATTTCTGTAATTAAACCTTCTTTGTCAAACTCAACTTCTTCTGTTTCTTCTTCAACTTCGTCAGTTGCTTCTTCCATTTCTTCTTTTTCTTCTTTGTAATCTTCTTCTTCTTCTTCTGCTTCAACTTCTTCTTCCATAATCTCAGCAACTATACCTTCTTCAACTACTGAAAAACTTACACCTTCCTCTGTTTCGTATTCGCCAACAGGAAGTGGCATAGTCGTTCCGTCCTCAGCAAGTACCATAACTGATACGCCTACTTCTAATGCATCTGCTTCTGAAACAATAATAGTTCCGTCAGTCAGTTTTGCTTGATATGAAAGTTCAATTTTCTTATCTTCAATACCAAGTGCTACTAATATTTGTTTTTTTAAGTCCATAACTTTTTTATATATAAATTAATTAATTCTTTGTTTAGTATAATAGAAATAGTTTTACTTCGTTTGATTTTCAATACCTAACAATTCAGCAAGTGCAGTTAGTACATCTTCGTTTGTAGGTTTCTGTGAAGCCATTGATTGCATTTTATCTACAAAATACCCTTCAATTGACAAACCACGAAGTTCGCCTGATTTTATTCTATTCCACAATTCGTCATTCTCTATTTTCATCTTGACAAACCAAGTCCCTATCGGTAAATCGAAATTGTAAAGATTAGATTTGTCTTGTTCGCCTTCTTTTATCCAACTTTCAATTGTTAATACTCCTGATACTCTATCTTCGTGTTGGTAAGTTGCCTTGTGGTGATTGTTATGTTTTAAGTAGAGTGCTGCTGCCTGTGCTACTGTTTCTTTACTGAAATATACATAGTAGTCGCTATCTGTATTAGCGTCATAACGATAAATTTGTTTGTTTGGTATAAGTGCAGGACTAACTAACATTCTTTTTTCCTCATCTACTTTTGCTAAGGTTAGATTGTTCTTTTCTTTTCCGAAAAACACAAAATCTTCTTCAATCGCAGGACTTGATACTAAACTAATAGCGTCTATTGTTAGTTCTTGACTATCGTCTGAAATAACTAATTCAACAATTCTTGTTTTTTTCTTTTTCATAATGTATAATAGATTAAATTCTTGTTTATTTTATATTGTGGCTCTACGCCTTATATTTGCTAACTTGTTTTGACTATTTGTTATATCATCAGATACTACAAATGCTCTTGCAGGTTCAGGTTCTATTCCGCCTTCTAATGTAAATGCACCACCTGTAAGTTCTGTTCTTGGTGCTGCTACTGTTGGTGTGTTAGGTGCAGAAGGTACTGAACCCCCACCTTCACCTGTCGAAGCAATCGCCCTAACATTTGCTAACCCTGATGCTACTGCTGCTGCTGCCGCTACTGCACCCAAAGCAGGACCAACAACAGGAATACCTGCTAACGACTTGTAAGAAGCGGTTGCAGATTGATAAGTGTCTATTGTAGTTGCTGCTATTGCTGCTGCTTTTCCTGCCTTACTTTCCTCTCCCATTATTGTAGTAAGGTTGTTTAGAGTGTGTTTTGCTAACATTAACCTTTCATTTTCAGACATAGCAGCCCATTCTACTCGTTTTTCTGAAAGTTCTTGCAAAGACATTTCTATATCTTTTTTCTTTTCAAAATCAATTTCTGTTGCAACAAATAACTCACCTATTTTATCCATTTGCTTATCCATTGATTGTTCAAATGTAGTAGCCACTTGCTCTAATGTACCTACTCTTTCTTTGTCTAATGCAATTAAATCTTTTAGTGCTTGTATTTCTTTTGCTTCTGCTTCCCTTTTTATACCATTAATTTTGTTGTTAAGTTCAATTTGTTTAGTTGTACTTTCTGCTCGTATGTCTGCTAAGGCAACTTCTAAATCTGCTAACTTGTCTAAATCTTCTTCTAAACTTTCAGAAGTTTTGTTTTGTTCTTTTTGTATTCTAACTGCTTCTTCTGCGTTTGCAACCCTTTTATCTAATAATTCATTTTCTATATCAAATGCTTTTTGTGCTGCTTCTAACCGTACTTCTTCTGATTTTGTTAAATCTTCTGCAATTAATTTAAGTTGTTCTATTTCTGCCCTTCTTTCAGCAGTTTCTACTCTTAAATCTCTTTCGCTATCTCTTAATTCTTGTGATTGCCTTTTTAACTCAATCATTAAATCTACTTCCCTTTGTATTTCATCACCTATACCTTTGAAAGCACCTTTAACATCTTGTAACGCACCTTTTGTATCACCTTGAAATAGTTTTACTATTGCACCACCAAACTTAGATACCCTATCTACTATAACACTAACTGCTGCACCTAACCCTGCAAAAGTTCTTTCTAATAGTTCTGCACCTTTTTTAGTTTTAGTAAGAAATGATACTAATGAAGCAAAAGCAACTACTAACAAACCTATTCCTGTTGCTGCTACACCTGCTTTAATTACATTAAATAAAACTTTTGCACCTGTCCTTACTTCACCGCCAAACATCAACTTAAACCCATTCATAGCAAGTTTGCTTTGTATGGCTATTTGCTTAAAGCCATTTGCAACTATTTGCCTAAACTCTTTGAATTTTTCTTTGACGCTACCTACTGTTATACCAAATGCACCAAAATTATCTTTTAACTCTTGTGTTTCTTCTTTTGATTTTTTTAAGTCCTTTTCTAACCCTTTAATATTCGCCTTAATTTCAAATATAAATTCTTTGTCTGCCATATCTTAAAATGTTACGCTATTTAATTTATTTTCTGTAAGTTGAACAGAAGCAAACCATTCAATACTTACATTTGTCGTTCCTGTTACTTTTACTGTTATATGTGGATCAAGCCCTGCGTGAGCCATAACTGCTGAACCTGTTGTACCACTACTTGCTATTGTTGTTGTTGATTGTGAAAATGTAGGCGTATATCCGTTAGTTATTACTGCTGCACCTTTTATTTCTTGATAAACATAATGTCCTGCTGTACCACTTGAACCGCCATAACACAACCCTATAACTTTTACTTCAAATG